TCATCCAGCTTGCTCAAGTCGCCTTGCAGGCGGGCAAGCTCGCTCCGAGCCTGATCAATGTTCTGCACCTTGCCGGTGACAGTGAACGTGACGTTCTCTTTCAAGGCGACAATCTTTGCCTTCAGTTCAGTCGCCTTCGCGTCAGCTTCTGCCGTATCCAGATTGAGCTTGATGGCGCTGCCGGCCTGAGTAGCAATATCAGCGATCAGTCCCTGCACCTGCTCAAGGTCTTTGATCTGATTGCCAGCGACCAGCTCGCCCAACTTCTGAAGCTGGGGAGCGATCGCGATCTTCTGCGGTTCCGTCAGCTTGTCCACATCCGACTGGAGCCGGCCCAGTTCAGCTCTGGCCTGCTCAAGGTTCTGTACCTTGCCGGTGATCGTGAACGAGATCGATTCCTTGAACTTGGCAAGGCTGGCGGCAAGCTCGTCGGCCGCCTTCTGAGCCTGCTCCTTCTCAAGATTGATCCGCAGCTTCCTGCCAACCGCCTTCTCAATCTGCTGAATCAGATTGCGGACGGTCTCAAGGGAGTTAACGTCGCCGACCTCGACCAGCTTGCCGAGGGCGACAATCTTCCTTGCGATCGGCGCTCGCTGCGTGGCGTCAAGCTTCCCCATCTCCGATTGCAGACGGGCCATCTCGCCGCGGGCCTGATCGAAGTTCTGCACCTTGCCGGTGACGGTGAAGGTGACATCCTGCTTCAGCGCCGTAATCTTCGCCTTCAGCGCCGTCGCCTTGGCATCGGCCTCCGCGACATCAAGGACGACCTTGATCTCCTTCTCGGCGACAGCCTGGGCCTTGAGCAGCTTCTTGACGACGGCATCCAGTTCCTTCTGGGCCTCGCCCGTCGGCTGCTTCTGATCCTTGACTGCCAGGAACTTGGCGTAGGCAACGCCGGCCTCGTCGGAGAGCCTGCGGATGTCCACGAGCGACTGAGCGATGGCTGGATTGGTTCGCAGAGCCTCGGCCGGCAGGGCAGCGGCGCGATTGCCGATGTCGCCTCCCTTGTTGATTGCCTCGTTCAGCCCCGGCTGCTCAAAGACGAATTCCTTGCCGGTCTTGAGCTGGCCGATCTGCGCGGAGACCTGACCTAGCCGCTCGATTGATGCGATCGTCCGCTCGACCTTCTGTCGAACCGATTCGTAGTAGCTCTCCAGCGTCCTGTCCTGAAGATTGCCAGACGCCGATCCTTGCCGCTCAATAGCGGCGTTGATCATCTCTACGCCCTTCTGGGCAGACTGTAGCGCAGGCTGAAACGCACCAGCGACTTCGGCCCCCAGGCCGGCAAGCTTCTTGACGCTGCTCTCAAGCGGAGCGGTGATCTCGGTCGCGACCGACTGCAACTGCCGCATCTTGTCGGAGGCGGCGCTGAAGTCTGATTTCCCGAGGGCGTCCATTAGGGCTGGCAGTTTCCCCAGAACCGCCCCGGCCCTGCTTGCGTTTTCGACAACCTTTTCCAGCTCGCCCAGATCGGCATCGACGCCGACGTTGGCCTTGATGGTCTTTGCGAGCTTGCGTTCAAGCTTGCTGGCCTGATTCTCTGCTGCGGCTAGCTGTTGCTCAAGCTCCTTAACGTCGGCAGTTGCTCCGCTCGCCTTGGCCTTCTCAAGCTTGACGGTGAGCCTGTCGACGAGCTTCTGTGCGCTGCCGATCTTGGACGTGAAGTCTTCTGTCGATACGGATAGCTTGGCTTTTTTGGTTTCCAGAGACTCAATCTTCTTGGAGATTGCGTCTATCTGACGGTTGACGCCCTGGAGTTCACGCTCGTCACCCCTAATGCGAATCGCCTTTGCCTCAAGCTTGGCTCGCCTGCCAGTCAGTTCGTCGATGTCCAAAACTATTTGCTCAAGGCCAGACGAGCTGCCGCTTGATTTTGAAGCCTGCTTCCGCAGGTCGGCGAGGGCAGTTGTAGCGGTAGCCAGTTTGCCCGCGAGCCTGTCGATCTCGGCCGTATCGACGCCAACAGTGATTGTTCCGCCGGCCTTCTTGGCGGCGTTAATCTGCTCGTTGACCGTGGCGATCTGCGTCTTTGCGTTTTCTATTTCGACACGAACATCGATCACGGGCTGGGACGATGATATCTGGTCGCGAAGCTCCCTAACTTTGTCCAGCCCGCCGAATCGGGTGATGATCTCAATGTCTTTCGACTTGAGTCCGTAGAGGGCATCCCGAACGTCTGTGACGCTCTTCATCCCCGTCGTCTTCAAGACGATATCGACCTGACGCTTCGACAGGGCCGAGTTCAGCCTGGACTGGAGCGAGTCCAAGTCCTTGATCATGCCGGGGAAGCCCTTGAACGAGAGCTTCATCGACGCGGCGGCCTGGAGCGACCGCTCGAACTTCTGGAGCGGCGTGTAGATGCCCTCCAGGGAACGCGCCGCCTGCCGGGAGGCAGAGGTCAGGTTACTCTGCACACTCCTGGCAAACGACGACACTTCCTTGGCCGACTTCGACAGTTTTCCGTCGAAGTCGGCCGTATTCGCCGATACGATTGCGCTGATTTTGCCGAGATAGCCGTTTGCCATCGATTCATCCCTGAATTGGCGTATTCAACTTCATCAGCTCGCCCATGATCTGCGACTGCGTCTGCTCGGGCCTGACTGCGGTCGGTATGAACGCCGCCTCGTCGGGGATGTCGTTCTTCTTGTAATTCCCTGACGAAGCCATGATCACCCTGCACAGTCTGGCCGTTTGCCCCCACGGGTCAGGCAGCGGCCACCGCTGATCGAACGCATACCACTCGGCTATCTCCGCGCTGTCGACCTCCTGCAACAGCCTCTTGACGCTCATGCCCAGCGTTGCGGCTAGGCGGAAGTAGAATCGCCGCTCGGGGCGATTGGCGAATCTTCCCCCAAGGCATCGACTGCCTCCTGAGTGAAGGCATTCAGCTTCCAGCCTGCCTCGAACAGGCGATTGATCACCACCGACGACTTCTTGCCGAGCACGTCGGCCTCGTCGTCGCTGAAGAGCCGCTCGCCGTCCTCGTCGCACAGGGCGAGCAGGAGGAAACGAATGCGGAACGCCTTCATCTTCTGGTCGGCGTAGGACTCCTCGAAACGATCGCGGTCAGTGCCGGTGAGCACGCGAAGAAACACCTCGCCCTTCCACTCGGGAACAGCGAACTTTTCCTTGCGAACGTCATCGACTGCCAGGATGCTTTTACGATCAAGTGCCATTTCAATCTGCTCCGAGAGTGTGCTTGCGTTGCGGCATCCTGCCGACTAAGTGCCTTGGTAATCAGTTATGAGAAAACGAAGCGAGCCGCGCACCAGTTCGCCTGACTGGGCGGACACAGAGGCGGACTCGCAGATCACCCGACGGCTGACTGTGTAGCCCGCCGATCCGAACGTGAGGGTGTCGACCTTCTTGACGAACGTCCACGGGTCGGTGTTGATTGTGATGAAGTCCACCGTTATGGTGCCGCCGGACTGCTCTCCGGTCGGCACCATGAACGTGTACCCCAAACTGTCCCCAGCGGCGGTCATGTTCGTGACCTCTGCTGTCGGCATCTCCACGGAGATGCCGGTCAGCTTGCCGCTGAAAGAAGAGAAGGTGAATGTCGCGCCGTGTGCGGTAACCCCTGCCATGTTGGGTCACCCCCAGGACGTTAGGCCACCCGCCAAGTCGCATTGCCCTTGACGAGATCGCCGACGGCTCCACCGATGGACGACGCCGTGAGGGTGGCGTTGCCGCTGAAGCTGAGAGAGCCGGGGCCGGTGATGCTGATGTTGGCGGACTGCACCGTGATGACGGTCGAGGCGATGTAGTCGCAGGAGATTTCCCGCTGCACGAAGGTCGGGACGTACTCGCGGCGGCTGCCAACGGCCTGACCGAGATGCGAACCGTCGGCGTTGTCGATCTGGTCATTGACGCTGAAGCTCGTGATTGTGACCGACTGGCTGTTGTAGGACATGGTGATGCCCATCGCTGCAATACCGGCCATAGTGCGCCTCCTTGCGCTAAAGTCTTATTCGGTGGCTTCTGACCACCGAATCTGAAATAGTTGTCGAACCTCGTAAGCGGGCGGGAGCTGCGCTCCCACGGCTGCCGGGTCTAGATAGTCATCCGTCTCCGACACGAGCCGTATATCACTAATTGTACTGCCCGCGAGGGTACCGGTGCGGCCATCCAAAGCAAGTCGCACTTCGTCTGCCAACTCGCGTGCCGTGTCGTAGTAGAGCGCCCATGAGGCGATCTGAAGATTGACCACAGGCTGATACAGTGGCCCAGCGAGAGCGGCCTCTCGCGTGATGTTGTTCCGCTTGTAGACGCAGAAGGGCAGGACGGCGGTTTTCGGCACGGCGATCGGGTAGACCTGAAAGCCGACCAGCCTCGCCACCGCGGGCGTGGTGACCAGCCTCTGGAAAACGTGCTTTTCGGGGGAAATGATCACTTGGATAGCCTGTCGATATTGGCCTGGATGGCCGCCTTGAGCGTGTTAAACACGGCCCCCTGTTGCTCGCTGATGGTCTTTTCCATCGCGTGGGACGCTGGCATACGAGCGTAGGTGTCGCCTGGATGCAGAGTGATGGGGTGCATCTTGCTGCCGGAGTAGCCGAAGTCGTGCGGGTAGCCCTTGCCCATCGCGGCCTGCCGAGCTTCTTCGTACTTGCTGCCCATTAGGAAGTAGTAGCCCTTCGACATATTTGCGAACTGCTGGGCGTTTGCTGACGAATGAACTCGCATTCTCTTGTTGATCGATTGGTGGACGTTAAGGTACGTCTGCCTGCCTCGTGTTCCCGGCTTTCGCACGCCTGACCCAAATTCAAAAAGCCAGGCAGCGTTCCCCGAGCCGTCTTTCTCGGTGGCGCTGCCAGTGCCTGTCTGCCGCGGGCCGATGATCGCGACTGCGGCCAAGTCGTACAGCTTCGTGTCGATGTCTACCGACTTGCTCAAGTTGCCCGTGGCATTCTTGATCTTGGCCTTGTAGCCTCGCTTGATGTGCCCGCCGGCCTTCCTAACGCAGTTCTCAAGCGTCTTCGCCTCACTGACGCCCGTTGCGAGTGCCCTGAGTTTCTCTGCAAACTCCCGAATCCCGGCCGTTTCGACCGTGACGAAGCCCTCGGCGAGCGATTTGCCCGTCTTGCCGCCGAATGTTCTCGGTGATCCCTGGCCTTGAGTAATCATGTCGCGTCCTCCCTCGCCAGTATCTCATGGATCGAGCGAGCCTCACGCTCAAGGACGCTGGAAATCTCCATTACGCGGTCGCGCCAGATCAGCCTGTGCTGGTGCGTGATGCCGGGGAAAAAGCGAATGCGAATGCGGTGAGTAACGAGCTGTCCTGCCTGCTGGGCGGCGAAGTAATCAGCCGCCCTGACGCCCATGACGCTCGCGTAGACCGTGGCCTCGTCCACCCAGGTCAGCGTCGTCTCGCCGAACGCGCTCTGCTGATCCACGGGCTTCTGGATCGTCACCCGCTCCCGCATCGTGCCTGAGTTGATCATGGCTCACCCCATCCAGAGTGCGGTGTAGGTGCCTGATCCAGAGGGTGCCGATACCGTGATCGTCGCCGTCACCGGCAGGACGGCCAGCCGGCCGGCAGAGACGTTGATGCTGCCGGCCAGCCGCAGGGCGCTCGAGCCCGTGTTCTTCACGACCAGCGTGGAAAGCGGAGTCGCTCCGACGATCTGCACCGACGCCGTGCCTACGCTGCCATTGATCGTCTGAGCCGTCGTCAGGGCGGGGGAGAGGTGCTCTGACAGATTGCCGATGGTTAGCGACGTGTCGCTGGCGTCGTGGTAGACCGTGTCGATGTCGATGCGGGCACGAACAGTCATCGGTAGACTCCTTGGCTGGCAGCGGCCAGAAGCGTTTCAAATGTCTGCGGCACAGACTGAGGTGCCCCGGTAACCGCCGGTTGGCGAGTGTCGTACCAGTGGCCCACAAGCAGAAGAATGAGATGCTTGACCACGGGTGGCGCGGACTGCCCGTCGTCGCCGTAGCCCGCCGTGTAACGCACGGTCACTGAATTCTCGTCACCTCGAGTCGCCGGCCACGAGCTTGCCCACAGAGGGTAGATGCGGCCTGGGAGGACGCTGGCATCCACTTGGAAGTCGCCGTTGGCGCTCGCCATAGTGCCGTAGGTGCCGTCGCCCGTCCGATACGTCACCGTGATCGCCTTGTCCTGCATCGGCAGCCGCGGCAGGATGATCGCCCAGATCGGGAACAGGTCATACTTGACCTCCCAGACCGTCGT